ACTTACTAAGGCGAAAGTTAAACAGAAACAACGGAGCAAAGCACCAGAGCCAGTAAAGCCCGTAACGACTGGAAAACCAGTTAATACAGGTAGCTCAGGTGGAAGCCCGTTTCCATCTTCTTGGTAAATTGGAGCAACACAAATGGCTAACGCATTTAAGACCCCAGACATCATAGCTAAAGCGGCACTACCTGAATTTATGAACGCTTTAAATATGACCCCATTCATTGACCGTCAGCACTCTTCAGAGTTTGCTAATAAGGTTGGTGATACTATTACTATTCGCCGTATTACTCGCTTTGTAGCTGGTGATGGTGCGGATGTAACCGGCGCGATTCAGGATATTGTCGAAGGTTCACGCCCTCTTCAATTGTCGTTCCGTAAAAACGTACCTGTTGAGATTTCTTCACAAGAGATGACTCTCGACATTAAAGATTTAACAGAGCAGGTTCTAACTCCAGCAATGGAAGAGCTAGCCCAGACTGTTGAATCTGAAATTGCTAATCTTTATAAGCAAGTATGGAATCAAGTCGGCACACCTGGCACTATTCCTAGCACTATTGCAGATGCAATGTTGCCACGTACTAAGCTTAATAAATTTGGTGTACCTACTCGTAACCGTGCAGCGTTTTACGAGCCAGAAGCAGCAGGCGCAATGGCAGCAGTTCTAGCTACTGTGTTTCCTTCTGATATTGCTTCACTAGCAATCAAAGAGGGCGTAATCACAAGTTATACCGGCTTTGCTTACATGGAAAACCAAAGTATTAAAACTCACACAGTGGGCACATACGGCGGAACTCCATTAATCAACGGCGCATCTCAGAACGTAACGTATGCTAACGTTAAAGATACTAACGTTCAGAACTTGATTACAGATGGTTGGACTTCAGGTGCTACTAACTTGAATGAAGGCGATCGATTCACTATTGCGGGTGTGTTTGCGGTTAACCCTAAGACACGCGATTCTTTAGCAGACCTTCAACAGTTTGTTGTTAGAGCGGACGTGAGTGATACGACAGGCGACATTACAATGTCAATTGCCCCTCCTATCATTACAACTGGTGCTTTTAAGACTGTTAGTGCAGCTCCGGCAGATGGCGCGGCTATTACAGTTCTAGGTGTATCGGCTACTAACTACCCGCAAAACTTAGCATTGCAAAAGAACGCATTCACAATTGCATTTGCTAACTTAGATGGCCCAATGGACGAGTCCAAGTTCTCACGAGCTACACAGGACAATATTTCTATTCGAGTCGCTTTCGATTGGGATGGTAAGACGGATGTTAACTTGATTCGTTTTGATATTCTCTTCGGACTAACGGCGCAAGAACCAGGCTACGCTACAGTACACGTAGGCTAACTAACAAAGGGGCTTAACGGCCCCTTTTAATTCAGAGGCTTTCATGGAAAAAGAAGAGTATAGATGCTGGTTATATCGGCAAGTCAACGGAAAGACGGAAGGCATTATATTCACAGGTCAATCGGCTGTTGATAAAGCTCTAACAGAAGGCTGGCACACTACATTCGCTGACTTCCTAGATGACAACAAAGAATTAAGCGAAAATAAAAAGGCTGTAGCAAAGGACATTATCTCAATGTTCGATTGTGACGCTAATTTACTCGCTAACGTTGATAAGATTGAAGACCTTGGGCAGATCCAAGAAGCCTACAAGAACATTAACAACGGTAAAGGCATGCACCACAAAGTTAAAACCCTTGAAGGCGCACGAAAGGCCGTTCATAAGCTATTAGGTGATTAGATGGCAACAGCTCTAACGTTTATTGAGTCAGCTTTACGAAAGATTCAAGTCAAAGGGGCTGAAACGCCGCTAACTACTCAAGAAAAGGCCGATGGTTTAGAGGTTTTAAATGACATGGGCGCTCAACTTGAGGCGGAAGGCTTCGAGCTAGGGTTTACTACCTTGGCTACCGATGGCGACACAATGACAACTCCGGTTTATTCTAATGAATTCTATAAGCTCCAATTAGCCGCACGATTAGCGACTGAATACGCTGTAGAGTTTAATACTAGCTTAGTAGAGTCCTTGAAGGCTGCTAGGCGTTCAGTAGTGCGACAGTTAAACCGTAAAGCAGTAGGTACAACCGGCACATATCAAAACATTATCTACGGGGCTATGGAGCTATCAGGCGTTAAGTCTGGAACTGAGCCAGTTTCAACAGCAGAAATAGCAAACGCTATACCTAGATTAAACGACCTTATAACAGAAGTTGAAGGGCAAGGTATTAGATTGTCCTATCAGATTAGTGACGGTGTAGATTTAACCTTAGAACATGGCATCCCTGATTGGGCGTGGTCATGGATCAAAGGTGAGCTTGCTATTAGGCTTTCTACATCCTATTCAATCGCACCTAATGAAGTTGCAGCTAAGATGGCTAGCGATGGAAGGGCAGCAGCAATAGAACGTATCGTAGAAGTGCCAGAGGTAGATTTCCCAGAAACAATGCCTATTGGCTCAACACGTTATAACTCAACTAAAGAATTCTTTTCAGATTCGGCCCCAGATGGAATATTAACGGGTACGGATGAGCAACTATTTACAGACGAAGGTCTACCAATGGGGCAAAGCTAATGGCAACAAATAAAGAAACAGACTTAAATAAAGTTACTACCCTGTCAGGAAATGACCTTGTTCGCGTGGTAGTGAGTGATGCAAGCCGAAACATAACGCTAACTAATTTAATTCCGCTGGTTACTGCCGCTAATAACTCTATCTTTCGAGTAGTTACTTCAACAGTCAACTATGTAGCATCTAACGCTAATGACGTTGTATTGATGGACTTAACTTCTGGTAACTTATCGACAACACTACCAGATGCAACTATATCGGAAGGTAAGATAATTCAAATCAAGAAAATCGATGCTACAACTAACGATATAACCGTGCAGACGAACGGCGGCAATATTGACGGTTCAGCTACAGCTACGCTAAGCGGTTCAGGTAGTGCAAAGCCTGGTGCTTCATTCGTTTCAGATGGTACTAACTGGTTCATACTAAATGCCTAAAATAGCCATTCCTCTTACAGGCGGTCAGAACATTGACCAGCCTTTTAATAACATTGTGGTTGGCAGTGAAGCTGTGAATATGACCCCAGAGCAAACGGCACAAGGGTTAATTCTTAGGAATACGCCAGGCTTTGCGGCAAATATAGACTACACAACCACAGGCACAGGACATGTGCTTGGAGCCATTGCAGTTAATGATAATGTTTTTATTGTTAGGGTTAATGGCAACGATGGTGAGTTATACGAATTAGATCCAGGGTCAGGCACTATAACGTCAAGAGGCACAATGACGGGTATGAGCCAATCTGTCAGAATGGCTACTAATGGCGAGAATCTTATTATTGTCAATGGAGCACAAATTCAAGCGGGCGCGCCTGATTACGTTTATGATATAGCTACAACAACGCTAGCCACTATCGGCTCAGTAGATGGCGACTATGTTACATTGGGCCGCGCTACTGATGTCATTTATTATCAGGGTTATTATTTTTTTACAAATACAGAAATCATATTTCATGGCGATTTAAGAACAGAGGCAGGTAAAGGGGTCGCATTTAATGTCCTTTCTTTTGCGCCGCTACCTTTTCCGTCTAACGAAGCTAAGGGCCTTGAAGAGATTGGCGGCCAAGTTTATGTCTTTGGAATCACTAGCACCTTTATTTATAACCTAGTTGGTACAACTCCTTTTGTATTGCAGCAGCAAGTAGGCTCCTCAATTGATGTAGGCATATTAACCGCGAATTGCAAGACAAAGGTAGGCGAATCTGTCTATCTATACGGGCAAGAACCCAAATTACAAGCCGACTTTTATAAGCTATCGGGGCTTAATATTGTTAAAATAGGACACAGCTCGCAAGTACTACTAAGCACGTCACTTGTCTCTGGCGTTACTGCAGCCATTATGAGTTCCTATGTATCAAGAGGAAATGTAATTGTTTGGTGGCGTGAACATCCGGCATTTAATACTTACGCCTACAACGACACTATTTCTAATGTTACTGGGGTTAAGTCATGGTACTTAGTTGGAGGTTATGAAGAGGCCGAGGATGTTGAGCGGGTTTCTTTTTTAGCGTCAACTCTACCAGTCTTAGTCAATCCGAGCGTTAATACATCAGGGGTTCCATCTTCTATAAATTCTAGGCTTTTATTTGTTCATGCCGTCTTTGGGGCTACAGATTTATATCTGTCTTTGTATGACGAAAACTACACAGAAATATCACAAGATGTAATAAGCATTACAGCTACAACTTTAGTCACAAAGTTTGTATTTACCTTTGATTATTTACGGCAGAACGGCGAGGCTGTTTTTGTTAAATCTATTAGATTCAAGCTTATTGATTCTGGCATGACTGCAGAGCTTCAATATACCGATGGAACTAATAATAAAACAGGATTTAGCTCCACTAACTTTCCTTATACAAGCTTAGGTGAAATAACACCTACATCAGCTGGACTGGTTGAATGGCGGCGCATTGGTAGAATACCTGATCAACGGTCATTTAGATTAATTTTATCTAGCCCAAACAATGACGGTCTATTCGAGTCTGTATCCGGTGGCATCATATCTGGTGAGTTAATTATATGAGCTTAATAATCGATAGGATCACTCTTCGCCATTTAATTAGTACAGGAAGCGAGAAAGAATTCCAAAGTTTCTATCAAAAATACACTGAGCTAACTAGCATTTCTGAAGTATTAACCGGCGCAGTAGCTCCAACGTTTACAGCAGCACAACATCAATGGTACTTGGATACTGTAACAAACAAGTATTACCGCAATGTTGATGGGGGTACTACGTGGGTAGCATTGAATTAATTGATGATCATGGCTGGATAGTGTCAGCTCTTAATCAGCCTGAAATGTTAGAGCGTATCTCTGAAGATGGGCAGAAGTTTAAATTTAATTACTCGACTGTAAAGAAAATGGCTGACACTGGGTACATGTTGGGTTGGGTTGTAGACGGGCAGATAACTGGTTTTTACTGGATACATCCTTTTACTTACTCGATATTACAGATTCACGCACACTTTCCAAAGCAAAAGCGTAGTCAGGCTAAACGTTCAGGCGTAGCAATGTTACAATGGTTGAAGAATAATGTACCTAGTCATTACAAACGATTTATAGCAATGATTCCCGACTGTTATGAAGATGTGATTGGTTTTAGTAAGCGGGAAGGTTTAACGCACTCCGGCACAATACAGCAAGCCGCATACCGGAACGGCCAATGTTACGACCTAACTATTTTAGGCGTTGATCGGGAATCTATATAATGGCTACAGCAGCATTAATTGGTGGGGGTTTAGTGCTTGGGGCTATATCTTCTAGCTCAGCAGCCAAGCATCAAGCCCAAGGAAATATTGAAGCAGCAGAGATACAGGCAGCAACAGCCGCCGAATCTTTAGCCGCATCTCAGCAACAACAGGCTATTGATAATGCACGCTCTGAGGCGCTAGCAACACCAGCCCTACAAGCTCAGCAGACTCAATTGGCTCTATTGGGCCAAGGTGGGCCAGAGGCAGCACAACAAGCCTCTCAAAGCTTATTGTCTAGTCCATTAGTTCAAGCAATTAACCAACAGAACCAAGCAGGTATTAACGCTCAGGCTGCTGCTTCTGGCGTATCTGGTGGAAATCTATTAACAGCTTTGCAGCAAGCCAATACAGGTACAATTCTACAAGCGGGTTTAGGTGGATTGGGTCAGATTGCAGGGCAGCAGCAACAAGGCGCTTTAGGTTTTGGTGGATTAGCTAATCAATCTCTAGGCTTAGCTAACCAGGCACAATTTAATCAAGGTCAAGCCTTAGGTCAAGCAGCACAGCAACAGGGTACACTTAATGCTATACCGGCTGCAGGATTTGCTAACTTGGTTAACCAAGGTACACAGCTAGGCGCATTTGGTTTGAGTGGTGGATTTGGTGGCGGTGGTGCTGGATTTGGTACTGCTGGTGGAGGTGGATCACTTCAGGCTCCGACTGTTGCTAATTCTGGTGGCGTTTCTTTCCCACCATTACTATAGGTAGATAATTATGACTACACAGAACCCATTACAGATACTTCAAGCGTTTAGCCCTAGTGCCCAAGGCATTACTAGCGCAGCTCAGGCGGGAACTAATATTCTAACGTCTGGATTGCAACAGGATTTACTTAGAAGTCAGACGCAAGGCCAGCAGCTTATTAATCAATCAGCAGTCGATACACAAGCAGCACAGCAGCAAAAGCTAACGAGTGACACTAACATTCAGAACACAGCTAATAACTTGCTACGCCTTAACACTGCCTTAGATCAAGGGGCGGACGCTAACCAAGTAGCTACATTGTTACAACAGAATATATTAAGAGCACAAGAGCAAGGCGGAGACGGTGCCGACTCGATGGAAGCTTTACAGGCTTTGCAAACAGGCGGGTTAGATGCGGTTAGAAACTTAGCAGGACAAGCTACTGCAGTATTTCAGCAGCAAGGGTTCTTGCGTACTCCAAAGTTTGAGCAAGTAGATACTTCTACAGGTATAGGCGCTTTTAACCCTAATACTGGTCGAATCTCTGTTGCAGATGGGGCTCCAATTACAACCGCACAATGGAAGGCTCAGCAAGAAGAACGCTTTGACAAAATAGCAGAAGATTCTAAGCTCATTAAAGATAAGCAGACTCAATCTGATAACTTACGGGGCGAAGTAAACAAGCTAGCTACAGAGCTACAATTCAAAGATACTTTTGCAGCGTTTAATAGAATTCAGGCTACCAACGATGGAACGGCTGGCGGAGACTTGGCATTGATTTTCAACTTTATGAAAATGCTTGACCCTGGCTCAGTCGTTAGAGAGAGTGAATTTGCAACAGCAGCAGGCGCGGCAAGTGTTCCGGAGAGATTGAAGGGCGCATACAACAGAGTGATTACTGGTGAGCGTTTAACTACAGCTCAGCGAAATAACTTTACTGATCAGGCTAGCAAGATATTTAGTAAGGCCAAGACTGGATTCGAAGCAACTGTGAAGCCTATTTTAAACATTGGGAAGAGCAGAGACTTGACCAGAGATGATATTCTAGGCGAAGGCTTCTTTGAATCGTTTACGGTTACAGATGATAATGTTCAGGCTCAACAGCCAGTAGTAACTCCAACAGTACAAGCTCAGCCTTTAGTAAGCGCAGGCGGCGTATCGTTTACAATAGAATAAGGTTAGATCATGACAATTAAAGTACAGTCTCAAGGTCAAACGTTCACTTTTCCAGATGGAACTACAGAAATTCAGATAGGAGAGGCTTTAGATTCTCATTTTAGCGGAACTGCGAGCGCACCACAGCCAAAAGCTATACAGATTGACCAGCAAGGCTTAACGCCTGATCAACTTAACCGATTAGAAGAGCTACAGGGTCAATTTGCACAAGAGCAGTCAGCATTAGCTAGATCTAATATTCCTAACCCAATCCAAGCCGGATTAATTGGCATAGGTAAGGGAATCACTGATGTAGGGAATGTGATATCTGGCGTTGTTGGTGGTGGAAAGCCACAGGCTCAGATTCAAGGCGAACAACAAGCATTTGAACAACTAAAAGAAACTAACCCTGTAACAAGTAGGGTTGGTGAATTTGTAGGCGAAACGTTAGCTACGGCCCCTGTAGGTGGTTTAGCTGGTGGTTTAGCTAAGAGTATTGCAACTAAGACAGCAACCATTCTAGGCGCTCAAACAGGCGGCAGGGTAGCCACTGCAACAGGCGTTGCGATAGGCGGCGGGGCGGAAGGTGCAGCGGTAGCAGCTCAGCTTGGAGAAGATCCAACCACAGGCGCGGCATTAGGTGCAAGCGCTAACTTAGCTATGCCGTTAGTATTTAGGATGGGTAAGCGAGTATTTCAAAGCCTTACAGGTAGAACAGCAACAGAGGAAATATTTGACCAAGCCGGAAACCTAACAGAATCAGCAACACAAGAGCTTCAAGCGGCTGGGGTTCCTATTGAGACTTTCGCTGCAGATGTAGAAAACGCATTAAAACAGAACTTCAACCCTGAAGTGGATTTGACTGTTCAAGCTAGGCAAGCTCAATTACAAGAGTTTGCACCAGGTGCAGACGGTAGAGTCAGTCGATTAACTAAAGATCAATCAGCGCAAGATGCTGAAGAGGCTTTGATTAGACTAGGCACACCAGAAGGTGAAGCTATTGTTTCAGCTGAAAGGCAACTACAAGAGCAATTGCAGCAAGGCGCAGAGTCAAAGCTATTAGGAGATTTAGACGTTGATCTAATATCGAGATTTAATAGCGTATCTGATGACGCTAACAAAGGCGTATTAGGTGAGTCTGCTAAATTAGCTATTGCTGATATTAGGGCGGTATCGAAAGAAAAAGTAACCGCGCTGTATAACTCTGCAAGGGATTTAGCCGGAGACGGCCAAGAGGTGTTCTCTGATGACGTGCTAAGTGTCTTTAAAGCGGCAACTAATGAATTAGCCCCTAGCGATGGTTTGATTGGCGCAGTCGGGCGAACTTTTAGAGAATTTGGTGTAATACCAGAAGGCTCTGAATTAGCCAAAGGATTCCCACTTAAAGCGCCAGTGGAGCTAAAGCCTTTAACATTAGACAATGCTGAAAAGCTACGTCAAAGATTGAATAAACTTGACCCTAGAGATGGCAGCCAAGATGCTTTGTTTGTTGATATGGTTAGACGACAATTAGATCTTGAGGTCGAAGGCTTAATTGATCAATTCCCAGCAGAGGCTGCAACAGCTATAGCCTTCAAGAAAGCACGAAATGCTAGCGCAGAGTTTAAACAAACGTTTAATGATAAGCAGCTAGTATCTCAGCTTGTGGACTTTAAGAAAGGCACAAAGGATGTAGATAAAATAGCCCCTGAAAAGGTGCTTGATACCTTGTTACGCTCAGACCTTAGAAGCGCGCAGAAGGTTAAATCCTTAATGCTTGAGAACTCAACGCCTGACAGTATAAAGGCTTGGAATGAAATGAAGTTTACGGTTATCGATGAAATCCTTAGAGGTTCAATGAATAAGCAAACTGGCGCATTAAGTGGCGTTAGGCTTAATACTGAGTTGTCAAAGATTGGTGATAGTCGGTTAAAGTTATTACTAGGTAATGAAAAATTCAATCAGCTTAAGCGGTTCCAGACTGTGTTAAGTGATCAAACTATACCTATGCAGCGATTAGAGAACCCAAGCGGCACGAGCGGCCCAATATTGGCAATGCTTGGCACTATGGGCGACTTAATGAAAGGCTCAGCTAATGCTGCTACAGGTGGCCTAGTTTCTTCAGCAAGTAAAAACAATGCTAAGCGCGCAATGCTAGAAGGTGCTTTAAAAGATATTCAATCTGCTACAGGCAGAACGGGAAGAGTTAAACGGATTAAAGCTCAAAAAGTAATCTCTGAATTCTTACGAGAATTAGCGGTTGTTGGCGTAGCTAC